CACCAGGTTTCCCTGACGTCCTCGTTGGTCGGAACCGTGAAATCAACGCGGTCAGGAATGAGCTCGCGGAGCAGGCGACGCTGTTTGAGGAAATATTGACGCATCTGGACGAGGACCAGCGCAAGTCGTATAACAACCTGATAAAAGAGGCCAGTGGATACTTGGACAGTTTTGAAATGCTACTCGGCAAACTTCACGCGGTAGTTTATCTAGATCCTTTAAGGGTCCCCGCGGTACTTAAAGACTTAACTGAAAGCCGGAACCTTGAGCAAGTACGGCAAATTCAGGTGAAAGCTCTGGGAAATCTTCTAGCATCGTTAAATGAAAAGTTAGAAGCTCTTCACAAAAACCCATCGGTTGATGGTATTACAGAACACAAAGCAGAAATCCAAATATATCAAGCAGCGAAGGAGAAGTGTGAGGAGCTGCTGAATACACTGAATGCAGCATCTGACGGACAATCGCCGATCGTTGTTCAACCTGCTGCTGCCCGACACGCGCCTGCCACCGAAGCACATATTGCACAGCTTGGTGGGCCTATTCAAGGAGCCGGTTCGGCAGCAGCTTCAGGTGCTTCTAAAGTGAAAGCTGGAACGTGGACTGGAACAGCATCTGGTACTGGTACTGCAGGTTATTTCCGTATTGTGGATAACGCAGGAACCGTAACAGGATTACAGGGCACTGCGGGGATGTCTGGAACTGATTTGATCTTGAATAACAGTTCACTCGCCACGTCTCAAGCAGTTACAGTAGATACCTTCTCGCTTTCAACGGGCAACACGTAAGATGAGTAGCACATTAGGATACAGATTCTCATCTGATGAACTTATTCAGATGTGCGTCTACAAAATAACTAATAAAATAAGTGGCAAGATATACATAGGACAAACTGTAAGAAAAGCTGCGGAAAGATGGGTGTCGCATTTATCAACAAGCAAGCGCCCTGAATCTAAATCGGGAAAAACTTTGATATCTAGGACATTAGCTAAACATGGTGAACATAACTTCACTTTTGAAGTTATTGACATCGCAGAAAACACTTCGAGCTTAGATCACAAGGAAATATTCTGGATTAACTACTTCAACAGTGTTGCACCTTATGGGTATAATTTAGTCTCAGGTGGGACAAAAGGAAGAGTGTACTCAGAACAGTCTAGGCTAAAGATGAGTAACTCACGTAAAAAGAACCCATCTAGTCCAAGAAAAGGTGTACCTAATTCTCCAGAGACAAGGTTAAAAATTAGCATTTCCAACCGTGGAAAAATTAGTCATAGAAGGATTGCTGTCACTAGGAATGATGGGAAAGTTTACCAAAGTATAACTGAGGCAGCCAAGGACATTTTTTCTACGGGATGTAAGATAAGTAGGCAGATAAATGAACCTTACAGAACAGTGTGTGGGTTTCAATTTAAAGAGGGAATTCACGAGCCTTGGGTGATAGTCAAAGTTCCTAAGAAATACCCCGTACTAAGAAGTGACGGAGTTGTGTTTGACAGCATACTTGAAGCTGCAATAAGTATCGGTGCAAGTGCATCCTCAATACAAGGAGTCATAAATAGACGGAGAAATTCTTGTTTCGGATTTACTTTTGAGAGGATAAAATGTCAGGACAAGGCAATATAGAGATAAATTTTGGAGGTGGAAATGGCTCTAACGAAGCTTCTGTAGCTGTCACAGGACTCTCTGAAATCCTCTCCACAAATGCAGCAGAAGCCTTTGTTATGTATGAGGCTTCTACAGATTACACGGCAGAAGACCAAGCTTACCTATCAGCTTTAATAGGGTTGACATGTGGAGTTCCCACAGATGGTGTTGGCTTCACAATATATGCTAGATCAACTGAAGAGCTGACAGGCAGAATCAAACTGAGATATGTTTGGGCTTAATAAAGGAATAATATGGCTTTACAATCAAAAATAGCAGGTGGCGTTAGTAATGCACTTGCAGATGTCGATACGGGTAATAACTTAAAAGTAACCCTACCTAGTGACCACGATTTTGCTGGTTATGCTGTACAAATTAATGACAATGATAATGGTGAGCTTACAGGACAAAAGTTCTTCTACTCTCCAGAAGTTGATACAGACTATAGACAACGTGTTTCTCAAGACTTAGTTCTTGACGAAGAAGTTTTTAATTACACAGCACAGAATACAGGTAAACATAGTAATACGTTAGGGACTTTTACTTCTGCTTTTACTGCAGGTAACTACACTACAAATGCTTCAAACCTGAATACTACTAATTCTCACTCAATACTTGCAACTCACGCAACATTCCCCAATACAGGGACACAAACCCTTAGTTGTGACGTTGAGTTAGGCTTTTCTCAACAGCCTAACACAAACACTTTTGTTGAGTGGGGTTTCGGAATTAATGCAGGGTCTGCAACACCTCCATCTGACGGTTGTTTTTTCAGGTTGTCTTCTGCTGGCTTACAAGGTGTGTTATCTAACAACGGTACTGAAACGACAACAGGTGTGTTTCCTCTTACAAATGGTACAGGTACTTGGGTTTATCAGAACAACAAAAAATATCAGTTTATTTGTTATTTAGGCGGAGTCGCTGCTTACTTTTGGGTTAATGACGGAACAGGGGCTAGATTACTAGGCTCAATACCATTACCTACTGCTCAAGGTAGGTTGGTATTATCTTCTGGTTTGCCATTTTTCCTGAAACACAGAATTACAGGCGGTGCAGCGGGTGTCAACACATTCCAAGCGCAATTAGGCGCTTACAACATAAGGCTTGGGGGTAGTAACATTACTACTACTTTAAGCACACAAGGTAACAGAATCTACGGCAGTTACCAAGGTCAGTCTGGTGGGACTATGGGGAGCCTAGCTAATTATGCAAACAGTACTAATCCAACACCTGCTGTACCAACTAACACTACCGCAGCATTAGGTACAGGACTTGGAGGGCAGTTTTGGGAAACAGCCACATTAGCACTAAATACAGATGGGATTATCTGTTCGTATCAGGTTCCAACTGCGTCTGGCAATCAAGGTAGAAGACTTGTTATTAGCGGTGTTTCGTTGTCTAGCTACATTCAGACAGCTATAGTGGGAGCACCTTTTATCTCGCAATATTCACTAGCTTGGGGACACCCTAGTGTGTCTCTTGCTAATACAGAGTCTGTGACATCTCGCGCCCCTAGACGGATAGCTTTACCGTTCAATCAGTCTATTACTTCTGCTCAAGCAGCAAGTACACTTGTGGCGCAGTCAACAACATTTTTAGATTTAGGCGATGCACCTATTTTCGTAGAAGCTGGACAGTTTATTCAACTTGTGACTAAACATGTAGGTACTGTTGCAACAGCAGGTGTAATAGCACACACTGTAACTTTTGTATACGGATGGGAATAATATGCCAATTACTCTAGATCAAGTTCAATTAGAATATAAAAGTCTTCCTCTAACATTACACGAAGATGGTAGCTGTACTGTATCTCTCCGAAAAGGGTTCTTCAAAGATGGTATTTTCAACATTGTTGCAATAGAAAACTACCATGCAACCAAGGAAGAAACCTCTGCTATCTTGGATGTACAAGGAATTCCTCAACTAACTAGGCGAGACGATTTAAGTCTAGCGATTTATCAATTCTGCGTCTCAAAAGGAGCTGAAGCTGGTGTAATATCGTAAACTAATAGGAGCTGTAGATGTCATTATTATTAGCTCTTTTAGACCAAGGAAATAGTGGGTCAGCCAATCTAACAGAGGCAAATGATTCACTCAGTTCCTCCACCAGTGTATTAGTAAATGCTTCAAGTGCTCTCACTGAAAGTAATGACTCTCTTGTAAGTTCTGCGAATGTATCTATTGTTGCAACACTCTCTGTCACAGAAGTATCTGATAGTTTAGTAAGCAATGTCAGTGTGTCAGTAAATGCTAGTAGCACATTAACAGAAGCTAGTGACGTTGGAACATCTACTGGAACTGCATTAGTTAATTGTAGTCTGTCGAGAACAGAAGCCTCTGATTCAGTGGTTTCTAGTGGCTCAGTAGTTGTATCCTCAACTCTAAATGTAACAGAGAACAGTGACACAATTAGTTCTGCAACATCTGTAGCTGTAAATGCAAACCTCACGATTGTTGAAGTTTCTGACGATGTTTCTGTTAGTGCAAGCAACAACGTAAATGGTGTATTATCCTCAACAGAGACAAGTGATAACGTAATATCTTCTGGTAGTACCACTGTTGTAGCAACTCTCAGTGCTACAGAATTATCTGACACTTTAGCGTCTTCTGCTAATGTAGAGTCTAATGAGATTAATGGC